GTTTGGACAGAGCCAAATCACTTGTAGCAGTTGGTAGGGGGGATTCAACTGTTTGGACAACAGTTTTAAAAGTGGCTACGCCAGAGGGCGAGCCGGAATTTTATATTCTGAATCAACACAAGTTCAAAATCAATTCAGATAGAGCAATCAAGAATATCATCCTGAAGGACCATGAACGTTATGGCCTGGACAATGTGGTTCTTGAAAATTATGAGGTATCAGGAATCTATGCCTGGATGCAGGATCAGAAGATTCCGGTTGAAATGATTCATCCTTCAGAAAGTGTTCAGAATGCTGCATTCCCTGAAATGTTTAGAATTTTCTCTGAAAGCAGATTCCATTATCCAGCGGGACTGGAAGACTTTAAAAGCGAGCTGTCAACCTTCGCATATACAAGACGGAATAACGGATCTTATTCATTCGGGCATTCATCCACTAAGTTCCATGACGACACCGTGTTTTCAACTGCCTGGGCTGTCTTCGCGCTGCGTTCAGAGGTGCTTTCCACCTATACCATCGAAAACATTATCTGCAGCCTGAAGTCTTCAAAACGCCGATTTTGTTTTTTAATGGGCGGTGAACTGATTTTGAATTGCTCACGAAATTGTGAAGCAGCACAGGAAATTATGGACTATTACCGAGAATTTTTGAAATTCCAAACGGATACGGCGTTAACGCTTCCGGCGTTTTTTAATGGGTATTGTCGATGCAATGGTACAAAGATATATCAAGCAGTATAAAAGGATATTAAACAAATAAGAAAAAACAATAACATGCTGAATTTTATGTTGATTATTAAGAAATAGATTATTATAATCAGATTGATAGAAAATATCTATAGGTGCAATATGTTATTCCAAAGTCAAGTTGATCAAACGCTTAGCAAGATGTTTCAAACGACTGTTATTAGGAGCAATGCGGACCGAAAAAAAGAAGCCGTCAAACGCCTTGCATTTTATCATGATGACCAAGTGGATTATATAACCGAAAAACTCGAAGAATACTTCAGCGAACCAGACAGATTGACACCGACTTTCTTCAATATTGTCAAAAAAATTATCAATCAACTGGGTATGGTTTACGCCAAGGATGCCGTCCGAGAGCTTGAAGGCACTAACAAAGACGAAGAGGCTTTTCTTGAAATTGTTGGATCTTCAAAGCTGCCGGTGAAAATGAAAATTGCCTCCAGGTATGCCAAACTTTTGAAGACCGTTCTGCTTCGTCCTGTTTGGCGAAAAGGCCGGATGGATTTGGATATTTTGACCGGTGACGTTTTGGACATATCATATGGTGACGTACCCGAGGATCTTCAATCGGTTTTGATCTCCCATTTTCCAGAAACCGGAAAATATGACGAGGTTGAATATTCGTTATGGACGCCGGGAGAATTTAAAAGATTAAACTGGCAAGGCTTCACGCTTGACGAACAGGTTAATCCATATAAAACGCTACCATTTATTCCGGTGTGGGATCGTTATCCCTTGTCTGACTTCTGGATTCCAGGCGGTGATGATTTAGTAAACGCTCAGGAAGCCGTCAATGAAAAACTGACAGATCTTATGTACGTGATCCGTCAACAGGGCTTTGGAGTCGGCTGGATTCGTAAAGGCAAAAAGGGCGGTGGTTTGCTGCAGGTTGATCCGGGAAACCTTGTTGAACTGCCAGAGGATGGAGCCCTTGGCTTTGAATCTCAGAAAGCACCGATTCAAGAAATATTAAACGCCATTGAATTTATAATCACGCAGGCCGCCGTCATGAATGGCTTGTCAGCAAGCAGTTTATCCACTTCCACAGTCCGAGAGTCAGGGCTTGCAAAGGTTCAGGGAGCCCGAGAACTTGAAGAACAGCGCCGGGATGACATTGTTCTTTTTACTGAATACGAAAAGCAGCTTTTTGAAATGTTCCGTATTGTCTGGAATGTCCACAACTCGCGCCGGAAGATCAGCGACAGCGCAAAATTTAAAATTAATTTTCATGATCCGAAACCAGTAATAACGCCAAAAGACCAGGCCGAAACATATCAAGTTTATTTTAACTTAGGCCTTAAGTCACCAGTTGACGCCATTTTGGAGACGGACCCGGACATTAAAACACGAGAACAAGCAAAAGAAAAACTAAAGCAAATTAAAGAAGAAAACGAAATGTTTAACATAAATAATACTTCGCCTGCTCAGGCGTTAAAGGAGGTAACACCATGACACTGCAATACTCAATCGATTCAATAGACGGTTTAGATGAGGGCATTCAAAAACTTTACGTTGAAAAAGACGGTAAATTTGTTCTGGACGTGACCGGACACGAAAAAACCGAAGACAAGGACAAAATACCGCTATCTCGTTTGAACCAAGAAATTGAAAAACGAAAGCTTTCAGATAATCAACTGGAAGAAATTGCGACCGAATTTATTGAATCGGTTCCGGAAGAAATGCGGGATCTTGTTCCTGATCTTCCACATGGTCAGAAAATCAAATGGATTCAGAACGCGATGAAAAAAAATTTATTTAATTCTGATCAGGTGCTTGATGGTCCGGACTCTAAAAGACCGGCCGGTGGTGATAAAACACCAAAAGATTTTAATAACATGAACCCTCAGCAGATAATGGCTATGGGTTACAAAAAATAAAAAAGGAGGCATAAACTATGAGCCTTACACTTTTAGAAGCAGCAAAACTCGTTCAAGACCCTTTACAGCGGGGAGTTATAGAAATTTTTCCGCGTAATAGTGCAGTATTGGAACGGTTACCGTTCCTGCCTGTAAATGGCCAGGCATATAAATATAATCAGGAACAGACTTTGCCCGGGATTGCTTTCCGTGGAATCAATGAGAGCTATACCGGTGATACTGGTGTGGTTAATCCGGTGACTGAAAGTCTTTACGTCATGGGCGGCCTGAGCCCGGTTGACAGAGCATTGGTAAAAACGCAAGGCAATGTCAACAACCTTCGAGCCATTCATGACAGCATGAAAGCCAAAGCCTGTGCTTTGACGTTCACGCAGAAATTTTTCAAGGGTGATAATTCAGATGATCCGAACGAATTTGACGGACTGGAAAACCGGTTGACCGGTGCTCAGAAGATTGCAGCGGGAAGTACGTCCGGAGGTGATACGTTGACTCTTGCCATGGTTGATGGACTGATTGACGCCGTTGTCGGCGGGCCTGACGTTCTTTTCATGAACAAAACCATGAGACGGAAGGTTAACGCCCTTGTTCGAGCTACCAATTCAGCCATTGAAGTTGTCAACGATGCGTTTGGCCGTCAAATCAATGCTTACGCCGGTGTTCCGATTGGGATCATCGAAGAGGATAAGGACGGTAATGCAATTTTGCCTTTTACAGAAGATAACCCGGGAGGCGGGACGGCTGCCAGTACGTCAATTTATGCGGTGCGTTTCGGTGTGGCTGAATACGTTTCTGGGCTTCAGGCCGGCACCATGGATGTTATTGACCTGGGCTTGACTCGAACAGTTTATGAAACTTTGATCGAGTGGATTTGCAGTATTGCCGTTTTTCACCCGAAAGCAGCAGGCCGACTTTACGGTATCAAAAACGCATAGCAAAAGGAGATAAAATATCATGATTGATACAACACATATTTTGAAAGATGCGGGGTTTGTTGATGCAGATGCAGCGGGGACCGTTGACAGTTCAGCTAAAATTGTTGACCTGGGCGCCGGACTTGTCGAGGGACACATGGTTGTTGATGTGACGGCCATTGAAGTCGCAGACAATGACGAATTGTATAAGATAAGCCTTCAAGGAAGCAATCAGTCAGATTTTGTCGGTGTTTCCGGCGAATGCGCAGTCTTGAACCTGGGAGCCGCCGGAGTCATTGCAGCCGGGATAGACAGCATCACAGGCCGTTATAAGGTGCCTTTCAGAAACGAGCAGAACGGGACAATCTGGCAGTATGTAAGAAGCTATACGGATGTTTCCGGAACGATTGCAGCCGGAATTAATTTTTCCGCTCACTTGTCAAAATAATAGAATTTCAATGGGAGGGCCACCCCTAAAAAAAGCGAAACGGTTCCTTGCATAGCCGTTTCGCACCCTCCCTAAATTTAAAAAAGGTTTGAGCCCATGGCATTAACGGTTGGAACAAATTCATATGTTACAAAAGCCGAGGCAGATACATATTTTCAGACTGAGCGGATTTACTACGACGCCTGGGACACCGACGACGAAGACAATGTTCAGGCGCTTATTCAGGCTGCCCGATTGCTGGAATATCAAGTGACCTGGCTATATGAAAAAACGGATTCAGATCAAATCATGCAATGGCCGAGAACCGGTTTTGCAGACATAGACACGGATGCAATTCCACAGGCGGTGAAGTACGCACAGATGGAACTGGCCATGGAACTGAAAAAGAATGATCAAACATCATTCCTTGAATCGAGCGGATTTAATTATCTTAAAATTGAAAATATCGCCGTTGAGATCAACTCTAATCAAAATACACAGATCATTCCGGATCATATCTTTGCTTATATTTCGCACCTGGGGAGCCGTAAGGACGGCACAGGCTCGCTGAAAAGGATCAGGTGATACAAATGTCATTGTCAAAGATACTTCAAGCCGGTGTGGACACACTTTTTAAAGTTATGGATGAAAAAGTCATAACCGCTATGTATAGAGAATTTAAGGATTATGATCAATATAGTGCACCGGATTATGATCATGATTCTCAGACGCAGCAGGTCGACCAGGAATACAAAGGCTATCCGATAAAAGGTATTCTTACCAGCTTCACCCGAAAAGATATTTTTGAATCTTATGGCAGGATAGTCAAAGAAGATAAAAAATTCATTGTCAAAGCCGATTCAATAAATCGAGAGCTGTTTACCGGTGATTTGATCATTATCGAAGAAATTGAATATTCGATTATTGATTTGAAACGAGATCCTTTTGAAATTCGTTATGTGCTACAGCTACGAGAGCTTTAATGCAACCGTGTCAAAAGTCTTATGTCAAAAAGGTGGAATTTGGAAAGCCGCAAACGGCAATGAAAAATATTATAGTCATGGTCTTTGTCGGGTATGCAGAAGGGAAGAACTTCAGGGCTTAAATACTTCTAAATTAGTCAAAAAGAAAAAGCCGATATATATTTCAATATCGGCCGGAGGAAACGCATTTTTACATATTTCGCATTTCGATGTACGAATCCCTAATTGCTTTAATTCTTTTTTTGATTTTTTCGGCATAAGATGGACAAGTTTTTAATTCATTTAATTTTACATGGTTTTTTGTTGATCCAAAACCAAATAAAATACAACCACAGACCAACAATACCCCTGAAATCATAAGATAATTCCGGCGCTGATCCATCAGGCCGATATTGTTGACTTTATTTGGGATGTGAATACTATATTGATATCCGCCAGTTTCGACGGTTGTGTCCATATTTAAAGCACTTAGGCCTCCGAACAAACCTAATAGAATTAATATCATACCAATTGTTTTCATAGTGTATCCTTTAGATTTAGATTAATGAAAATATATCACTCAACTTTCGGTGAAGATAGTTTGAGAAATTATAAATATAACATATTGATATAATAGTTAGTATTGACGAGCTTCGCTCTCTTTGATACATTGTTTGCGCTAACAAAACAAAA